TAATAATTAATTCACCCTCATACGCAATACCATTTAAGCAAGAACAATTTATAATAAATGTGCTTTGACCACCAACAATTGCTGTAATATATCTACTTGTTGGACAATCCCAATATGATATTTCAATAGGGTTAAAGTTTTGATTTGTTACAGAATATGAATTACAAACACCACTACAAGGTCCTGGTATTGGTGTTGGGGTTGGGGTGGGAGTTGGGGTAGGCGATGGTTGTATTGGTGATGTTGAGCCTGTAAACTTACCGAATAGTTGAATTGTATATTGAACAGCACCAACTGGCATAATTGGTTCAAGGTTCATTGGACCAGCACCAACATATAGAGTATTGTATCCTGTGTCTCCTGTTGGATTTATTAGTGTTGTTGATTGATAAACATAATCACAATCTGTTCTTGGTCCTCCACCATTTGTCGTAATGTTATCAACGGTAACACCGGTGATTAACACACCATCAATATCATAAAAATTATATTGAACATAATATGGTTCAGATAAAATATCATCAGCCAAATAATAGTTTGTAAAACCTAATGTATAATATTCTGATTCATCAAGGTCTCTATTACGAGGTGAGTTTGTTAAGTATAAACAATCAGTTGTTGGGTTTGTTCCTGTTGGAGTTCCTGATAATACGAATTGACCTATATTAAAATCTTGGATATTTGATTTACCATTTACCCCCATCGTTGATTGGAATGTTTTGTATAAACCTTCTGTTACTGCTGGCTCACCAATATCATCACCATTACCAGTGAAACCAGTTACTTGACCTAACTCTGTTGAAGAGTATTCATAACCAACATAAACTTGGTAGTTTATTGTTTCAGGATTATTTGGTCTTGAAAAAGGGAATGTTTGGTGTGTGTATATTGGTGTTGTGTCCCATTGTGAAACGGGAATATTACTAACATAAGATTTTAATATCCTTGATACATCAATTACACCCAAGTCAAATGGGTTTGGTGTGGCTTTACCTTGAAAGATTAGATTTCCTTCAGCATAGATATCATAAACATATCTAAACTTGAAATGGTTTGTATCTGCTGATACTGTAAAGAATAATCCATCTGTATAAACAGGTGAAAACTTTGGTGGGGTATGTGTATAGTTAATCATTTTTGTTTCTTAATTTATCTATAATTTGTTGAACTTGAAAATAGATATAGGCACTTACCTCTTCTCCATATGATTCAATTATTTGTGGTAATGATTCGTTTAATCCTTTCATTATAAAATCGTTTCCACCATAACCATATATTCCTATTGAGCGTCTAACCAAAAAGACCAAAGATTTTCTTGATATAAACCTACCCTTGGCATCTCTTATCCCTTGAATTGTTGCCTTCTGTCTTACCCACTTATCTATTGGTGCTATTGGTGGATATCTGCCAGGTCTTCTACCATCATTAACAAATTGTCCTTCAATCGGCATTTCCAAAACAAGTTCAGGAAAACCTGTTTGTGTATTTTCAACAACAACAACTTTAATGTTCCTGTATAAATTACCAGACGCATAAGGTCTTGATTGAACATTTGTTTTCTTTGGTGCTCCTGGTTTTCCTTGACCCCCATATGTTGTTGGTCTTCTTGGAATATTCAGTTGCTCCTTAAATGAGTTAGTTAATAAATCAGCAACCTCACCTAATATCTTAAAGTCCATATTAGATACAAACTGGTGTTGGACTCGGTGATGGTGTCGGGTATTGTTCGCACGCATTCATATCTTCCATAACCGTTATAACTAAATCTAATGATACACCACCGATATGGTCGTTGAACCTTTCAAGAAATGGTGTAGCACTTGTTGGCAATTGAACATCAGCAACATCATTAAATAATGAACCTCTGTATATTTGTGATAATAGATTTCTTGCTTCCAACGACATATCAGAAACAACATCTACTTCATTTGATAAATCTGTATTCACTATATCACCAAAGATTATATTCAACTGGTATTGAGTTGTGTTTTCAGAGTAAGCAATATTCATTGGAGTTACAAACATATATGGATATGTTGCCGTCCCACCAGTTAATGTCTGTGAAAAATAAACAACATCGCCGTGACCAAATGATTTTAATCTTGGTGATGCTTGTTGAACTGATTCCATAAAATCAATAATCTTATGGTAGGTAATATATTGTGGTGTATAGTTTTGGTAATTCATCTTGTATAAATAATGGTTGTTTTATTTCATCTGACTTTTCTTTTCCATCTTCCTTATTTCTTCTTTCTGTCTATCAGCCTGTTCTTTCATTAACGATGCTGTGTTTAAACATAAATATAGATTTGTGTTTTCTACTTCGCTAAACTTTGTAACATCTTCTTTTGCGAGTTGGTAAGTGAGGGTAAAATAAAATCTAGAGGAAGAACCTTTTGTATCATCTTCGGCATCATCTTCCAACCCTTTATTATCATTTGATGACTCTTCATCTTCAACTCCAAAGAATTCTTTATAGAGTTTATAAATATGGTTACGATTTCCAAAAAAAAAACCGATGCTCCCAACCAAATTGATACTGGCACCAATTCCATTATTGATGCTCGTTCTTCAATCTCTTCTGATTTGTATGGAGCAATCTTATATTTTAATGGGTTCTTCTTATCCCTTGATATTACAGGTCTATAAAGTATTGCCATTATCTTATGTAGGTTATCATATATTTTATCATCAGCACAATATACCTCAAAATCTACCCACGCTCCCCAAGCCAACTTGGACCAATCGTTCTCCAATCCATATTCAATTCCATCGTGCTCAAAAGTCATCACTAACTTTGAACCATCAGGTAATACCAACTTATCCGATATGAATAATTCTAATAAATCAATTTGGTCTTTCCTTAAGTTCTTTAATTCGTGAACCGTCATATTGGTAAATAAACTAATCAGTTGGAGTGGGTTCTTATACTTCACTTGATTTAAGTTTATCTGTCTATACATTCCAATGTTTATTTCATTTGGAACTTTAACCACTTCATTATCTACAATTAACTCTATCATACTATTGTAATCTTTCCTGACTTTTTATTTATTGTGCTTTCTAATACATACCTGATACTATCTATCGTATGGTTGTTATCATCTTCTGGTGTGTCCAATAAGTTTCCATCTTTATCTTCCTTGAACCTATAAGAACCAAACTCTTGTAAGATATTCTTTGATGTCTGTTCAATAAAGATATGATGTCTTCTAATCAAATCTATACCGTGTAATATACTTTTCTTATTTACTGGTTTGGCATTCCATCTATTTCGTTTAAGTTCTTCTATGTTTTGGGGTGAAGCACTATCACACCATATCACATCTGTCTTATCGATTTTAAGACCTTCTAAACGATGAACTATATCTGGCATAGTCATACCCCTAACGAACAATAGTTCTTTGATGTAGAGGGTGTCTTCGTCCTTGTAGACCTCAACAAATGCTGTGGGTGAATTATAACCAAAGTCCATTCCTCTACCAAGTAGTTTTAATCCTTGAGGTATATGTTCTATTGTGTTGTATTTGGTAAAGACCATTTGTGTGGCAATACCTCGTTCACCCAAGTTATAGATACGATAAAGGTTTTCATCTTTGTCTTTGAGTGACTCAAGTTCTTTAATGATACTATCTTCTATAAATGGATTATCCCTCCAAGTTGTCTTAAAGTAATAACAATCGTCCCTGTTATCTAAATCATAAACCCACGATGATAACTCTGATGGGTTTAAGTCACAGATGACTTTGTCTGTGGTCCTAAAGATTAACTGGTTCCAATCTTCAATTCGTAATTCGTTCGCCTCATTACAATACAGGTAATCCCTTTTACTACCTCTTAACTTTTGTGGTTCATCAACACTTATCCAATTTATAATATTTGTTCCAAGTTCATAATACCCCTCTTGTTTGTGCCATTTGTTGGGGTCATATTGACCGAACATTTCCAACACAACCATCAAGTCCTTCAATACAGAATTCTTAAGTGCTGGTAATGTTTTCCTGACGATGGTTAGAGTTTTGTTGTTCTCTTGTAGTAATTTACTAATCCAATAGATTAAAATGTTAAAGGTCTTGCCTGACCTTGAACCACCAACAGCAACAACAATTCGTTTTCCAAGTTCATCTGACTTTAATAATTCCTCAAATACTATTGTTGTTTGTATGTTCATTCATATTATTTTTTATTAAAAATTACCAGCATTAGTGGTTTTATGTATCCTATTTTTGTTGGGTCATCTTCAATACCCCCATCGTGTAAAAATCTAAAACCCTTAACAGGTTTCTCCAAAAATCTAATTTCCACATTTGGTTTTTTATAAATGTATTTGTGAAAATATCTTGTGTGAGTTGATGATGGAATTAACATAACAGATGTAACATCGTGTTCTATCATTTCTTTATAACACTTTTCAGCAAACTTGCCGATGTAAATATCAAATAGAGGGTGGCAATAAACTACTTCTCCAGTCCAATCTTTATCTAAACAACTATTATCTTTTGTGTAATATTTTTCTAACAAATGGTTCTCATCTGAAGCACAAGCATCTAATGTAAAATTAAACTCTTTTGATATTGATTCCCATATATCAGTTGGGGTTCTTAAATACATCATAGTTTTTGATGTCGTAAATGATAATGTATTTTTTGCTATTGTTCTTTTCATCTACCTTGTCCTCTGTATTTGTTTGTAAGTGGTGTTCTTTTATTTACCTTCTTTGTATGAACCCCTTTTTTCTTTTTACCAAAAGATGTTCTACCTGTTTTTAATGTTTTAGTTTTCGCCATTATCTTTTGGTTTTACAATTTCAATAGTGATTTGTTTATCATCACCAATCTTATCACCTTGAGTTGTAACATCAACCTTTGTTGATTCACTCCAATGTTTAGGAAACTTATTACGAACAATTAACGACCACAATCTTGAATTGAATTGTGCTCCACCATTTGAGGACATTGAAGAGTATGCCATATTGAACCAATACTGCTCACAATATTTTTCATACTCACCCACGGCGTATGAGTATTCCTTATTTCTTTCTAACATCTTGTAATGAGCATCTGTGCTAATACCTAATATGATTAAAAAATCTGTTATATGACGACCTTGTCTTCCTGAATCAATTATGATTTGTCTCCAACCTTCAGGTAATCTTGTTTCTACTTTTGGTCTTCCACGACCTCTTTTATTTTCTTCCATTATTTTCTATTGTATTTTACATTGAATAGTTCAATGCCTTCTTTTATTTTGCTTATCGCGTCATCAATACTTGGAACACTTGATGATGCCGGATATAGAGTTGAATAGGCACCAATAATTTCTACCCTATCAACATTGGAAAACTCGTGTGTTGTATTTGGAGCAATCACTCGGTCATATACATCTTTCGCATATTGGATATGGTCCGGTGAGTTTAAGTTATTCATTATTTGTTTCTTTCCTTTACAATTACAGCCTGCCATTTTTTAATTCTTCTTCTACTTCTTTTATTGTTTTTTCTATATCGGTCAGGGCTTGAACTAATTCAAACTCTTCTTGTTGTTCGTATGTTAATATATCAACTGCTATAATGAATTTCAATTCGTTTAATCCATCAAATTGAGTATCTTCTTTATAGATTTTTATTATTTCAGCACAGACATCATATTTTTCTTCATCTGATAACTTGAAATAATTGTTAAGTTTTTCTTTTAGTTCCATTTAATCAAAGTTTAATAAATAAAAAACCCTCATAAAATATAAATATAAGGGTTTTTAATTGATATGTAAATTGGTAGTTTATTATAAATATAAAAACCCCTACGGGAGCAGTGTAGGGGCTTTCAAGACAAACAAAACATACAGAATATTTTTCAGCTAATCTGTAAATAAATATACAATTATTTAATGAAACCGACAATAGTTTCTTCAATAATTATTTTCTTTGAATCAATCATTCGTTGAATATCCCAACGGTTATAATCATTCCATATTTCTTGTAAAAAGATTCTGTCTTCCATCTTCATAGTTGAATGTTTACCCCAATTCCAATCTGTCGTAAACAAGGCTCTAAAATGTTCAGGTATAGATGTTAAATCCATATTTTTAATTCTATTAAAATTCACAGGTAATTCTTTGATGAATTCTTCTTTGTAAGTTTTTTGATATACATTCATAGTTTTAACTTTTTGCTAGTTCTAATAATTCTTCCGAGTTTAATTCTTTTACGGTATTGGTAAATTCTTCTTTACTCAATCCTGATGTGTTTAGGATATGATAAATATAATCAATTTCTTTCGTTGAACCAAGTTTTTCTTGTAAAATTGAATAAACATTTCCATCAGTATATTTGAATGTTTGTTTTGAGTCAGGTTTTTTCTTTGGTAATAGTTCCTCCGCAATCCCCTTATCAAATTCTTCGTTGAACCATTTACTCAATTTCTTAATATACTTCCCTCCTTCGTTCTTTTTCTCACTTCTGATATAAAGTGACGCCTTCTTAATTACATTTGATTTCTGGGGTTGTAATAGGGTATTCCAACGATTTATTTCGTTGATACCAATATCCCTTTTCTTTTCAGGGAAAATACTCTCCAAACTTTCAAGTCCTTTGGACACAACAGAATCACCGACAGGGGATTCTTGTTGTTCAATCCCTTTATCTACCAATACATCTTTAGATGTATTGTTAGAGTTATAGTTATAGTTAGAGTTACTATTCTCAAGAATACTTTTGTATTCATTTGTATTCTTTTCTTTATCCCATCTTTTATTAACAGCATCTCTTCTTTTTTCACATATTTCATTATATGCGTTTTTGTTTTCTTCTAACTTTGGATAGATGGTTGCCCATACAAATTTCTCCAACGAACTTTGAGGTATTACCTCTTCACCCTTATTCCATTTAATAATCAATCTGAACATCTGTCCAATTTCATCGTTTGATAGTGATTCTAAAGAATCTAAAATTTCAGGGTAAATCATTATTCCTATTCTTTTCTTTTTCATATTAGTTTATATCACTCCAACGAGCGTGTGGGTGATTAGGTTCATTTAACCCCTTATTTATTTTACAGATGTGGGAAGGTGTAACTCCATAGATGTCTCCAATTTGTTTCTTGGTATAATCCCCACTTAATAACATTTTTTTAATCTTACGAATTTTACATTCAGTTAATTTTTGTCTAGCCATTTTACTCTTTGATTCTATAATATTTGTTTATTTGTTTTTCTATTGAACGCTCACGATTGAACTCCCAATCTTTGATTATTAGATAATCCTTTGTTGTTTTACCCTTTTCGGTAATAATTACTTTCTTTTTTTCTTTCATAATGTGTCCTGTTGTTCATAATAAATAGTTTAATTTATCACAAAAGTCAAATAATATTTGATTTATTTCTATTTTAATATATTTATAGATATGAAAAATAGTAAATTTGAGGACCAACTATCAAGAAGATATATTGGTGATGATGGGCATTGGTATTTGTTCTGTCGCTCGTGTGGTAAGCATAGACCAGAAACAGAATTCTACAATAAAAAGAATAGTCCCTTTGGAAAAGATTCAAGATGTAAAATCCATTTTAACAAGAAAGAAAAAGATGATGACCCCTCAATGAACTACCTCAAGTTAAACCCCCTCACAGAAAACGATTTTAAGATGGCAAAGGAACTCCTGGTGATGATGGGATATAGATTTGATACTGATATACCAATCCACATACAATTCAACAGGAAACACAAGATATAGGATTTATTCGTTAAAGAATTATTTGTATATTTATAAGACACAACAGTTCTTGTTGTAACCCCCTTCCATACCCACTGGTTTGTTACCGTATATTGCTATTTCTTTTTTATGGGTTGGAGGGGGTTTTTTACCCCTTTTTAAACTTTTTTCACTTTTTTTTTGGTGGTATCAAAATTATTTGTATCTTTGTTGGACACAAACAAAAAGGATATTATGAAAAACATCAACGGAATACCTGTAATGAAAATCAAAAAGATTAATAAAGTTTATCAACAAAACGATATTTACAAGTTTATTAAAAACGAACTAAATAATATTGCTAAAGACATTGAATATGTTGATATTGATTCAAATAATTTTATATCTAATATCTGTGATTTTACATATGAAAGTGAAGCAACAACAATATCATTACCTGATGGTAGTCACCTTCGTATTAAGAGTAGAGCAAAATCATTAGACATAACTCGTGTATGGATTACTCCTGATAATCACGGTAAAGGTTATGGTTCATTTCTTATGTCTTTAGTAATGTCGTCTATTAGACAATTTATTATTGAAACACATACATTACCAAAAATTATTCTTGAAACAACTGGTTCAGTTGGAGTAGGTCAAAATCTTCAAACTACACCTGTATGGAAACAAGTTAAGTTTTTTAATAAGTTTGGATTTGTTGTAGATAGAATAGATTCTAATAAGACAACCCATATGATTTTAGACCACTTAAAAATGTTAGAATATATTAAAAAAGATTTGGTAGTATCAAAATAATTAGTATCTTTGTAAACACACTTAAAAAATAGAAATTATGGAAAATTACACATTTACCCCCACACAATTATCTCAATTTATGGAACTTACAAATGGTTTATCTGATTATCAAGGTAGTTCTGATAGTTCACCAATTTATGATGAGATATTAAAAGAAATATTTGGAGAAAATTGGGGAGACCTTATTGGTGAATGGGACGATTTATTCAATTATG